GCTCCAACTTCCACTGAATAGTCAGTCAAACCTCGTTTAGCTTTAATGACTTCAAGGAATGGAGTAATTGCACCACCAACTTGACCCCAAGTAATAGGATCGTTTTGTTCAAAAATAAAGAAACGACAGAATTGTTCGATCGCTCTCTTGCAGTACAGAACAAGTCTAACAATATTAACATCTTGTAATGCACTGGCTTTAGCTTGAGTTGTTAATTGACCCCAAACTACATAACCTTGAGCAAATCTTACAATTGGGTTTAATTGTTTCAGATACATTTGATCTCTTTGACCCAATCTTGGATTGAATCGTAACTCTTTAATATTATTGATTGCCGCTCTATTGAAACCAGCAGGGGCAAACCAAAGTTCAGCAACATTATCGTTTCTTGGAATTATATATGACATATGATAAATTGGACTAAACCAAACATCAGCTCCAGTAAATGGATCTGAAACTTTATTATATGACTCATATATAGCAGCAAAGTAACTATTATATAGATGATTATTATTTCTGCTATCCAGAGACGCTTCAACCGAGTTATTATCACCATTATCCAAAACACAGATACAATCTCTACGAGTTTGACATAAAGTTAATATTGAAGTTTTAACATCAGATGGATAACCAGCATCATAAACAAGGCTGAAATATACTGCCTCAGTATCAAGAACTTCATCAACATATCCGCCACCATAATCAGGACTTGATAGAAGACCTGAGTATGCTTGCTCTAATAGAGTTTCAGCAACTGCAGTATCAAGATCGCCAGCAGCGTCAAATAAAGAACCATCAGAACCTTTTCTCAAAGGTACAGGTACGGCTGTTAATTCAAATGGTGTTGACATACTTGCATATGATTTATGAATTTCATAACTAATAACTGAATCAACATCGAATGAAGAAAGACCGGTCCCACTCCATCCTTGAGTTGGAGAAGTAGTTAGATTTCTATCTGGAAATACATTAATTGTAGCTCCATCATCTATAGTACTTGCTGCTCCTAACCATCCATAAATTTCATTGCCTCTGGCATCTTTAGCAACCAAAACATATTCTGCATTACCAGATTCAGGATCAGTTTCCCAATCAGTAAAATCTTGTTTATTGTCAGAAATAGTTGCAGCCCCGCCAGTTAATTCAACAACTACAGTACCCAAGTCTTTATCATAAGTTCTGACAGCTAGATCATAACCAGCTGAATAGATAGGTTCACCAGAAACTTCTTTCTGAACCATCTCAAATCTTAAGAAAGCTGAGTATACTGCAAGGACATCTGTAATCCATACAGAATCTCCAGCATTATCTCTTGCATTTGGATCAAATGAAACTTCAAATGATTCCACAATTACATCCTCTCCATCTGATTGTTTTTCATAGATGTCAAGAACATATATTCCACTTAAAGTTGGATTTGAATGTACTGTTAATCTAACCCCAATTTGATTATAGAATGAACCTCTACCAATAGGATAGAGAATACCAACTGGCTCAACCCCTGTTCCTAATGGAATAACTGGAGTTAAACTCGCTCTTAATTCATCTTTATCTTCAATTGGAGAACTATCATATGATAGAAATATACTTGCTGAAGCATCGCTCGAAAGCATTTGCGAATCAATTCTTAAATGTGAATAGGCAGCATCATCCGGTAATGCTCTGATCCAGAATAAAGCACCAGACTCACCAAGATAGTTGTATCCAATATATGGACCTTGCCCGTAATTTTTTCCAAAGTCTGTAATATTTGGCTCGCCAAATTCAGAAATAAATTCAGAACGTGAACCAACAAAAATTAATTCATTATCACGACCTTTTCTTGTATATCCGCATAGGAATCCAATTGTAGATGGAACCGCTTGTACGAATGCTGATAGGTCGATGATTTTGGTAAATACACCTGGAGATACGTTAGACATATCTTATTCCCTCCGTTATTTTTTTTCTCTAATCATATCTTCCTCTATATCAAAAATTATCCTTTCTCCAGGTCTAATAAATAAAAACTCCTTATAAAAATAAGTACCACACAAACTGCAATCGTCTTGTACTATCTTTTAATAGTGTCGGAAAAGTCACTCTAGCAAATAATGCAAAATCTCCGGAATATCCTCCGGCATCTGATGCTGCAGTATATAATCCAGCTTCATTTAAAGGTTGGTTACCATCTCCATTTGCATCGTTTATCCCAATAGTAACTGTAATCTTAACAACCATCCATTTATTATCATTTAAATTATCTTGTTCAAATGATACTCCATCAAACGCATGTTTGTAATATCCTGTTTGTGGATAATTAGATCCCGTTGGAAACCCACATTGAGAACCTCCTGGATAACCCGGATCTCCTTCCACATGATAATCAGCAGAAGATGTATCTATATTTATTGCTACAGGACACTTTAACTCGGTATCTTCATTAGATGGTGGTTCAGGCGCAAATACATCACCGCTTCCTGGATTACACTCGGTATCTGCAGCACCTTGCCCAAGACCAAACCAATTCAACCACATATCTTTATTTCCGGCTAAAATCTGTGGATCTCCAGCATCGTCAACTGTATTAGTTCGAACTAACATTTGTGCAAGAGTTTCTCTTCCTTGATAAATAACTAAATTATTTTTTCTAATTAATTGTTTTGTTCCGTCATCTTTAATATCATATACTTCTACTAAACCTTCTGGTTTTCTTTTTTTAGATTGTCTTGTTAACGCAGAATCCACAAGACAATGGTCCCCATAAAAATCCTTTGCTACTACCTCTATCGTTTTTACTTCTTTTTTATCCATTCTTTTTATCCTTCTATAATAATAGGTAGTTAATAATCCATATTTATAATTTGTTCTTAAAATTTGACTGTGTCGGTATGGATAGTACTACTATATATATTAATAATTGATTCAAACCCTTTACTAATTTTAACTATTAAAATATAGGAGGAAAATATGAAAGTACTCTTTAAGTTATCATTCGTCGCTTTGTTCATTCTAGTTGCTTATTTTGCAGTAACAGAATCTGGTTTGGTCAAACACTTCAACAATGTGGTCAATGAGAAAGATGGGTGGAAGAAAGTTTCAGAAAATAACTACAAAAAATATGTTATTATTACTACACATTGGATTGATGCTGTTATGTTACAAGATCCTAATAACAAAGAATTCAAAGTATATAAAGGGGCAGTCAAAAAATCTTTTACTGATAAACTATCCTTACTCGGAGTAACTAGGATAGAGATTGAAGATCGAAATGATGGAAATTATTCAAAAGATAAACTATCGGATATATTAAAAAAGGAAGCAGAAAAGCATGGAGCAAATGTTATTATTATTACAGCGTCTGGTTCCTCTTGTAAAACTGAAACTCAAACCGTGGGCTTAGGATTCTAGAAAGGAGAAATTATGTATATTCTACTTCAAGTAGTTAGTAAACAAAAAGAAACCTTTTTGAGTGGTCATGAAAACTTCATCGACGCAGTAGCTGAAGCAGAGAAGTTAACTCATATTGAATGTTTCAGGATTTGTGATGAAAAACAACATTGCATTCTTGGGATGCGGATGGCTAACGATCATGATCCAGCGAATATCTTCTGGAGATTGTCAAGGATGGAAGGACACTCTGATAGTCGTATGCAGTTGAGGGGTAGGGATGAACGGGTATTTAATAAAATTGATGAGTTGCTTGAGTCTGATAACATGACTCTATAAGTTTAAAGGTCACGGCAGGAATGGAGCTATTCTCATGGGTCCATTCCTGAACCGTGACCAATACTTAATAAGGCGCCTACATTTTTTTGTTCTAAATTTATTCTAAGAATGTACCACAGTTAGGACAAAATTTAAATGATGATTTAGATTTTAAACCACATGAAGAACATTCTAATTTAGTCTTGACGGTGATTGGATCTTGTACCACAACACCAGGACCTTGTTGCATACCTTTTAACGATATAACGATAACTGATGGTTGTTCAAGTTCTCCAATCATTCCATACATATATTGCTCATATATTTCATTACCTTTTACAGTAATACCTTCATCTACATTAGGAGCATTGTTAGCAGTAAATGAAGCTTGAACTCCAAGACTATCTTGTACAATATTAGTCATACCTCTACTCTGAACTTGATTCATAAACACACTTTGATCTTCACCAGATGAACTAATATTAGGACTTGTATATTTTACAGTATCATTATAATTAGATATATACTGCCAACCACTTCCATCGTACCAAGTATATGGTTTTGGCCAATATGTGTGATGATGATGGTGATGCTCTTCAACTTCTGTAATAACTTTCTTAATGATTGGTTCTGGTCTTGGTTTCTCAAATGCAAACTCAACTCTCACTAAACCATCACCAACTTTATCTCCCCTATGCTTTTGAATTTCTTCTGTTTTTTGAATGAAACGAAAGCGATTCTTTGCAGTTGTTCCACGAAGGAAACCTTGAAGTTCATGGGTTACTAATGGATCAAGAATCAAAGAACTACCATCCAAAACATCCTCATTATCAATTGATACTTTGACTGATGCTTTTCTGGAGTTTAGATTCTTTAGAAGGATGGAATATTCACATCCGAAAGGTAGGTAAACAGATCCATCTCTAACTCGAAGGATTTGTCCATCTGCTTTTACTTCAACTACGAATTGATCTTTGTAAGTCATGATATTTCTCCTTTTACAGGTCACAGACTGAGACCTCAAATTTGCTTAAAGTCTGTTAGATTTATCATGTAGTGCGCCTTTTATGTTTGTTCTACTATATATATAAATTAGTGATACAAACAAACTCTTACCTTTTGAAAGGAGAATTAATGTCAGGACAAAACTGGAACAGTTTAAGAACAACTGTTCATCTGTTAACCAACAAGATATGCCCGAAGTGTCTATCAAAAATGATTGAAATGGAAGTATACCATAACCACTCAATTTGGGCATGTATGTACTGTGATCTACCACAAGAGGATGTAGACTGCTTTTATGAAAGTGTTTGTTGGTCTTGTGGTTCTGATATAGATTCACGGACCTGTCGCCGGAGTAATACTCCAACGATGGGATATCATTGTAATTTATGTGGTAAGGATTTAACTGAATGGAAACTTAAAAGGAGGGCACTATATGAAAGCTCTATCCAACAAGGGGTTCACCCTAATTGAATTAATCGCAGTTCTCTTTATCTTGGGGATCATGTTAGGCATTGGAATTCCAAAAATTATCTCACTAAGTGATAGTTCTGAAAAAGTTGGAATTGATATGGCCATAATTGACCTCAATGGTCGTGAGATGAAATGCTGGACGCAAGCCAAGCTTGATGGTGGTGGTTGGGGTGATGATAACAAGATATTTCAATCTTGCGATTATCAAATTCAAAACTATAAGTGGAGGTCTTTGGATTCAACAGGAGGAATAATAGAGTTCAAGGAAACAACAGTTAAGATTAATCGCAGATTATCAGCAAT